ATCATACTAATTATATTTAACAATTCTCATTTTATTTTCAGAAAGGAATTGCACCACCTGTTACATTTGGTACATTTTGTTTTGATTCTGGAACAATATCTCCAGTCGTATTAGGCAATTCTGGCAGTGCTAAATCAATCATTCCAGGTAGTGCTTCAGTAATTGCTTTTGTAATTTCTTCAGTTGCCTTAGTTCTAACATCTTCAATCATTGCATCCTTATTTGCATAAAGATAATATCCACCACCAAGAACCGAAAGTGATACAAGTCCTGAAAGAAGTGCGATTGTGTTAATTACTTTTTGCATAGTTGTTACCTATTTTTGAATACAAATAACTCTACTAGGTGAAATCATCCTACAATCAAATGCAGAAGTAGATAAAGAACTAGCAACTGTGGCAATAGTAATTATTGACAACATGGCAGTTTGAGCAACAATTAAATATGGAACAAAATCCTTAACTTTATTTTTCATCGTCTTTATCCTCTAACTCCCCGTATGCTAATTTCATAATAGTATATATGTAATATGAAACCCCAAAAAGAAGTATTAAAATGCACCAGATAATACTCCAAGTTACATCATTAATATCATTTAGGGGACGAAGGATCAGATTCATCAAACATAGAAATACTAATAATATCTAGTCCTTCTACTTCAGATGGTGTTGATTTGATAACAGATTTCTTTTCTTCCTCTTCCCATTGTTTTTTTATTTCTTCTGCTTGTTTATCAATAGAAACCATTTCCATTTTAACTTTACCAGATATCCATTTGATCCATAACCATTCAATAAAACCTAAAGCAAGATGTTGAACAATAGGATTTTGTTTTTTTGCCCAACGTTTAGATTTTGTATACCAAGTATCTTCACCACCCCATTGATATTCAAACTTATGCTCAATTTTCATTAGCAATCATTGAAAACAGAACCAATTTCAGATCCAATAGTTTCTCCTACTTGATTACCTAAAAGACTTGCCCAACCTGCTGCTAACCATCCTATGTAAGGAATATTAACTACAGCAGGAACCAAGACTCCAGTGCTAATTGCTGCTCCTGCTGTTGCACCTTGTGACCGTGCTCCAGCGTCCGCGATTAAACACTCTACGTCTTTTGCAGACTTTCCCTCTTCTGTAGTCGCACCTCCAATATTTTTAGTACCATTCATAGTATATTGGTCACGACGATATTCATCCCTCTTTTCAGATCCACCACCAAATAATCCCTTCTTAGTTTTATCAAGATTGAGAGATCTTTCAGATTCTAATACTTTAGGATCATTTGCACGATATTCAATTTCATATCCATCTTTTCCTGCTCTAATTTTATAAGATGAATATGGACCACGAGGAATATTAAATGTTGGTGGTTGTTGTACTGTTGGTTGTTGGGGTTTAATTAAATGTCCCAGAATACCAATATGAGCAACACCAACAATACTACCCACAGTAACGATAAACCACTTCATTTTTTATACTCCTCTTCTTTTGGTTTTGAAACAGGAACTTCAGCAACGGTTTTTTGTTGATTACCATTACCATTACCATTAGACTTTGATGGAGTCACGCCAAAAGTCGCTAACGTCCCAGTAAAAACACTGGCGATAAAAGTAGGATCGATCTTTTGCTGAGGTATACCAGGAATAGAAACATAATTAAGAGTTAATATTGCACCAGTCCAACCCAGAACAATTAATCTAACCAAACTAGATATTCCCTCTTCATGCCAATGAAATCCATCATCACTCCCATTATCATTCTTCTTTTTAGGAAGCATTGATCTGATAAATTTAGTCATGAATATTTATGGTTCTAGAAGGTCAACTGTAATATTAGTGTGTTGAATTTGATTATATTTTTGACAGAGAACATTACTTGATTCATGTTCCCATTTATGATAAGTAGTTTTTAATTTTTGAGTGTAGTCAGAACATTGCTGCTCTTGCATTTCTTTGGCAACAATAGTTTTGATTAATACATCTCTGGTTAAATTAGACATACTAGAAGTTTATTATCCAACAAAGAGTTCACCATTATAACACAAAGAGTTGTTCACAGAACTCTTCTTGGCTGGTTTTTCCTGTATGGAATGGTATTATTTATCAATAAATCCATTCTCTACAAGATATTTTCTTGTCAGAGGAGTTGGTTCATAAACTTCCCACATCTTACCAGTAGCACAAGCAGCAAGTGCATCTTTAGTCATTCCCTCTGTTCTACCTGCCCATCCTGCTTCTGCTTCCCAAGGGACTGCTGCTTTCGGATAAGTACGTTCTGCCATAACACGCCAGATCATAGGAACCTTTTCTTCAGGCAAAATAATAGCAATCAAACTATTGTCAATAGTTCCTGCCATACAATCTTGTGCTGCGTGCCATCCTTCATGACGCATGACTGACATTAGTACACCAGGACGATTCATGTATTTTTTGTTCAGGAAAAAGTTATTTCCTACCGTATGATAAACTCCACGATGTCCAATTGGAAAATACTTAGCATCCGCTAGAAACACCCTAACTCCGACCCGATTAAGAGAGGTGAGCATGTTGTTGAACTCGTTAGCAACAAAAGTAAACTCAGTAGTATTAGGATACTGAGAAGATACATCAAGTAAACTGAATACTTCTTTGACTCCATCTGTACATTCCCTTAGTAACATACATCCCATAGAGTCCATAGTATTATAACCCTTAGTGATCTTATGATCGTGTGAATAAGCAGGAAGGGCAACCGTTGCCGCAGCAACCAGAGATGCAATAAATTTTTTCATGCGTAATATGCCTCATAATATTTGACAATACCATTAGTATTTACATTACCTTGTGAAACCCAATCGTGCACACATTCGTAAATACTTTGGTTAGTATATCTAGGTGATCCATCAGAACAAATTTGAGATCCAAATTTTTTGAATAGAATATTTAATCCTTGTGTACGGACATCCATTCTCTCATCACTATAACGCCAATCATTATTCATTAAATAAAGTTCCCCAACCATTACCAGAGTTCCAACCACGAGGTCTTTCCTGAAAGTTCTCAGAACCACCAAGAGGATTCAAATGCAAAGTTGTATTATGATTTTTAGTTGCAATCTCATACATTCTTTGATGAATATCTTCAGGTTCAACAGAGAAACTTTTTTCAAACTCTTGACGTTTGATTTCAGTTTCCCTTTCCATATAATCTTTTTGATTATCAGTATATTCAGGAGCAGGACCAAACCACTCATCTTCTTTTAGATACACGGGTGCAGGAACACCAGTATATCTATTTTCAGATGGTATATTTCCATAAGGACTAATACCATGACTGAAATGACTAGGACCACACTCTCGAATAGGTGCTTCTAGATTTGTGTAATCAACGATGTTTTTATCATCTTCCTCAAAATTTCTATACTCAATAGGAGGAATAAAAATATTTTTGATTTTCTTGATTGCTTTTTTAATCATTCCCACAATAGTTTTTTACTATAGTTATATGAGTAATATTCTCTATTACCCTTAATACCCCATCCTAACCAATAATAAGCAGAATTCATGTATTGACTAATACTATATCCTCTACCTTCAAACTCCGGAAGAACTTTTTGAAACTGTGATTCATTAATCATATAATGAACCTGACCTTCTAAACTACTTGGATCACAATCATACTTTTTACAGAAAGAACCTAATCCAAGATATCGTGTCTCAGTAGTCCACTGAATTAAACCATATCCACCTTTAGTACAGGACTCATAAGGCACTCTTGCACCACCCTCACAGATATTAGACTTGAATGTGGATTCTTGTTTGATATTTCCCATGATAGTTGCTAGTGCATTTCTATCGGAAATCTTTGTTTGTTTTTGAAGTTGCTCCAAAACATATTGCTCTTCAAGAGAACAATCAAGACACTTCCAAGTCTTTTCAAATTTGACTGCAGGAATCTCAACGGGGTTTGGTTTTGATGCAATTTCTTCTTTAGGTGCATCAATAACAAATGCAGCTGCAAGGATTCCAAGTCCAATAAATGACTTAATCATCTTCTCCAAGATATTCAAGTGAATAAATTTCATGATCTTCAACGTTAGGGTCTAACCATTCGGCAAACTCTGATTGAATCGCATGAGCATTCTCAACTGACTCTAACACATCATGCGTCTTCATATCGCAAAGAGTGTGCATTCTGTCAACTGCCCAGTCATGTGTCACTGAGAGTGTTTCTTCCAAAGTTACCATAGTCTTTTCGCATATAGCGTCCAAGAATATTACTATTGTAATATGCAGGGTCTCCGTTGTCAAGAGCCTCGGATAAGACATTATTTAAGAATAGTTGTTTGGTTTCCTCAAAGTTACAAGTTCCTTTTGTCTTATGTAAAGAAAGAATCTCTCTCTTAAAAAAAACTTTATTGGAAATCTTTTTGATATCTTCTTTTAATTCTGGACAAGATCCGTAATACAGCTTCCAATCACTCTCTTGTTTTTGTTTTCGTTTCTTTCCTGGTGGGGTTCTAAAAGACCAAAAATACTTTCTTCCAATGTACGATCGTCCGTTGAGGAGATTGGTAATTTTATAAACAAAACCAAAGTTGTCCCCAATAGAATCACTATCAAAAGGTTGTTCCAGGTATAACCAAGGATTCTCATAGCTCATCTTATAGATCTCAATGAGCTATTATTTATCTTTAACCAGGACAAACCTAGTCTAATAAAAAAGAGGGTTGTTGTCAACCCTCTTGATAGATTATGTAAGTTTTGTATCAACCTTTACCGGTGAGTTGATCTTTAGTTTGCTTCTTTCTCAGATTCTCAGAAGATTTATCAATAGCAGCACTCATCTTACCCATCTTCATTCTATTGTCTCCAGATGCTTCACCTGAATCCTGAGCATCCTTGATAGCAGCAGATCTCAGTTTCTTGTATCTGTCATACATGCGACCATGCTTTTTAGCATCAATCTCCTTGTAACCCTCACTCATTTCTGCTTCCATAATTGCTTCAATCTCTTTCTCAGAGAACAATCCGGTTGCTTCCAGTTCTTCTTTTCTTGCTCTGTCGGTAATAGAGTCAGCACCTGCTTTGACTGCTCCTGCAGCAGCAGAGACACCCTTAGAAATTCCTCTAACAATCTTCTTGAGTCCTCTCTTCAGAAGACCATCCTTACGCTTCTTAGGTGCGTCAGAAGAACCACCTGAAGATGATGAACCACCACCTGATGCAGATGAAGTTCCACTAGAAGAAGATGAACCAGAGGAAGATTCTCCACCTGATGCTGAAGAAGTTGATGAAGACTTCCCACCAGCACCGTATCTGCCTCTCTCATACCCCTTCTTAGCGGCACTCTTAACTGCACTACCTGCTCTCTGTGCCGTTCCTACTGCCCTTGAAGCAAGTCCTGCTCCACCCTCTATTGCCTTTCCTACTTTCTTTACGGCACCCTTGATTCTAGAAAGTGTGGATGCTTTCTTCTCTGAAGAACCACCAACTTTCTGCCTGCTGACATTCAGTTTTGCTCTTGCCTTAGCACCAGCATCACCACTACCTTCTCCACCAGCAGCAGATGCCTTATTTTTCATTCTTGCAACAGCAACCTTAGCAGGACTGGTTACTTCATTAAGAACTTCTAATTCTACATCTACTGCTTCACAGATTGCTCTTTCAATCTCATCAATCTCATACCCCTCCTCAATACACTCAAGGAAAACTTCTTCTACTTGTTCTTCAATCTCTTCATCAGTGAGGTCAAGATCTTCATCAGTAAAACCTTCCAAGATAGTTTCTGCCTTAGGAGCATAAACACTCTCATAGAGACCTCTAAGTTCTCCGTAATCGGATTGCGATAAGGGTTTCATTTTTAATACTTATTTACCTAATATAAAGATATTTATAAAAAAAGAGGGTCTTAATGACCCTCCTCATCTAAATCTTCAAATGCTTTATAACCATCATAATCACCAAAAAGGAAGGCATCTGATTTAGCTGCCTCCCGATATGCTGCATATGAATCAGAGACTAAATCCTGCGAAGGTGTTTTCAGTAACGTCTTGCTTGATTCCTCCGACAATATAGGATTCAACTTCGGTTTCTTGTGGAGCAACCTGAAGACCTTTGGAAGAAATCCAGTGCTCTGTCCAAGGAAGTGGATTATTCTTTGCAGGAATGTCATAGATTGGTTTAAGTCCGATTGCCTTCATCCTACGATTGGCAATCCATTCAACATACTGTTGTAACAGTTTGTCATTAAGACCAATCATAGATCCATCTTTGAACAGGTATTCTGCCCATAGTTTTTCTTGATTAACACAATTTTCAAAAGTGTTGGTTAACCACTGCTCTTCTTCTTTGAAGATTTGTGCCATTTCAGGATCATCACCTTCTCTCCACTTCTTCAAAATATTTTGAGTGATGGCAAGATGCTGATTCTCATCTCTTGCAATTAGAGAGATGATCTTTGCACTTCCTTCCATAAGCTTGAGTTCGCCAAAAGCAAAACTACATGCAAAAGATACGTAAAAGCGAATACCTTCAAGAATATTAACATTTGCAACTGCTCTGAAGAGTTTGCGCTTGAGTTCATATCTTGCCTCTTGTGCGTAGGGGACTTCTTCTAATGCATGTTTCCAATCATTACTGTTATCCCACTGATGGGCAGCATTGATGAAGTCATTGTATGCCTGAGTAACACTCATGGCACGTTCTACGATACGATCATCATTCAGAATGTGATCAAACACATCTGAAGGATCTGAATAGACATTCTTAATGATGTGGGTGTATGAACGACTGTGGATCATTTCCATGAACCCCCAGACTTCCATACATGCTTCTAACTCAGGGAGTGAGCAGTAAGGGATAAAAGCCATCCCAGGACCACGCCCTTGTACAGAATCCAGCATGATCTGGTATTTAAGATTGCTGGTAAAAATGTGCTTTTGTTCAGGGCGTAATGTCTGATAGTCCGCACGATCTTTTTGGAGGGATACCTCTTCGGGTCTCCAAAAGTATCCCAATTGCTGTGTTGTGAGTTTATCAAAAATTGGATATTTGTATGAATCATATCTTTGAATACCCAATGGTTTACCAAAAAACATTGGTTGCTTTTTGGTATTCACTTTTTCGGAATTAAAAACGGTCATTGAATTGACCTTTGAATGTTCTTTTTTATTAGTCTTAAATTTTACAAGACTCACACTCTTCCTCCTCGGCTTGTTCTAGTTGCGAAATTAAAGTATCAAGTGATTCTGTAGATTCTTCTACTTCATCGGTCTTGATGTCATATGTATTTTGATAGTAACTGGTTTTCCAACCATACTTATATGTTGTCAGAAGATCTTGTGCCATTACTGACACAGGAATTTCATTATTTAGATAATGTTCTGGATTATAACTCCAGTTGCCAGAAATTGCCTGATCGAAGAATTTTTGCATTACTGCAACAACGTTAATATAACCACGATTAGATTTCATTTCCCAAAGGAGATCATAATTGTTTTTAAGAGTTGTATATTGGGGAACAATCTGTTTGAGTGGTCCTTTCTTACTTTTCTTAATGGACAAGTATCCTCTAGGTGGTTCAATTCCATTTGTTGCATTTGACACAACGGAACTGCTCTCCGAAGGCATTTGTGCGGACAGTGTTGAGTTCCTAACTCCATACTGCTTAACTTGTGCTCTAAGATCTTCCCAATCATAGTGAAGCTCATTCGGCACAATTTCATCTACGTCCTTCTTGTATGTATCAATTGGAAGAATTCCATTTCCATACTTAGTACGATTACTGTATTCACACGCACCTTTTTCTTTTGCAAGGTTAACAGTTGCTTGAATTAAGTAATACTGGAATGCTTCCGTCAAATTATGAACTAGTTTCCAAGTCTCAGGATCATCATAAACAGTTCCATTTTTGGCAATATAATGTGCTAGTCCAATAAATCCAATACCTAACGAACGACGTGCTCTGGTTGCGATCTCTGCTGCTCTGATGGGATATCCTTGAAAATCAATGAGTTCATCAAGACTCCTAACAGCAAGATCGCAAAGAACATCAAGATCCTCAAGATCCCTAATTTTACCAACGTTAATAGCACTAAGGATACACAGAGCAATTTCCCCAGTTTCATCATCAATATGTTGTAAAGGTTTGGTGGGTAGAGTGATCTCTTGACACAGATTGCTCATCTCAACTTTGTCCACAAAGGACGAATGAGAATTGCAGTGGTCGATATTCATGATATAGATTCTACCAGTTTCTGCTCTTTCTTTCAAGAGGTCGAAAAATAGTTCTTGACCTCCGATAGTCTTGCGTGGAATTGATCCGTCTTGTTCATAACCCACATAGAGATCATCAAATGATTCAGTTCCAAAAGCATCATAAAGACCTGGAACATCGTGAGGGCTGAAGAGTGAGATGTCTTCGTTTTTGATGAACCTTTCGTAAAAGATTTTTGAGATTTGGATAGAATAATCAAGTTTTCTTACGCGATTGTCTTCAGTTCCTTTATTGTTCTTAAGAACTAGGATATCTTCGATTTCTTGGTGCCAGATTGGGAAGTGGACAGTCGCTGAGCCACCTCGTATTCCATTTTGTGTACAACACCTGACAGTTGATTCAAACTTTTTAAGGAATGGTACAACACCTGTGTGTTGAACTTCTCCGCCTCTGATTTTACTGTTGATGCCACGGATTCTGCCTGCGTTGATACCGATGCCCGCCCTTTGTGCAACATATCTGCCGATAGCCATATCAGAACTAAAGATGCTATCGAGGGAGTCATCAACATCAACAAGAACACAGCTAGCATATTGTCGAAGTGGAGTTCGCACTCCCGCCATGATAGGTGTGGGAATGTTGATTTTGTGCTTTGAGATTGCGTCATAATACTTCTTAACGTAATCGAGACGTGTCTCTTTAGGATACTTGGAGAAGATCGTTGCCGCAATCAAAAGGTACATAAATTGTGGTGTTTCGTAGAGAACACCACTGCTTCGATCCTGTACAAGGTATTTATCTACAACTTGACGTAATCCAGCATATGTAAACAAATAGTCACGATTATGATCAATCATTGATTGAAGTTTTTCAAATTCTTCATCAGTATAAAGATCTACAATCTCTGCATCATAGACTCCTTTTTTGATGCATTCATCAACATGCTGCTTTACAGTTGGAACATCATGCATACGTCCATAAAGTTGTTTACGAAGTGCAAACAATAAAAGACGTGCGGCAACAAACTGATAGTTGGGATGGTCAAGATCAATCAAATCACTTGCAGAACGAATCAAAATTTCTTGGATTTCAGAAGTGCTAATACCATCATAAAACTGAATGCCAGACTGCATCTCAACCTGAGAAGCAGAAACACCTGCCAAATCTTTACATGCTTCCTCCACCATTACATGAAGTTTATTCAAATCAAGAGATTCAGTATTACCATTTCTCTTAATAACTTTTGTCCCGTTGCTCATATCTTTTTCCAATTGTTAAATTTAATCTTTGCTTGTAAACCAGAGTAGGTATTTAATTTTATCATAGACATAACTTCATGTCCAGCAAGAACCATGTCATTAATATCTTTTTGATCTATTCCATTTGGCCAGATGACGACTTCCTGACCTCTTTCAATACACTTGCCAATTCTATTGACAATTTCTCTATTGCGGGGCTCATTATCATAAACAAAAACAGCACTGCTTCCTTCAAGACAACGAATGTCACCGTCACTGCCACACAAAGCCACACTATTGTTGACGAAAGTGCTGTCAAAGGGTCCTTCGACCACATAGACTGGTAGTTTCTCATTAATTGAATCAAGTCCATAAATTTTTGGTGCCTCCTCATCAATCATCACGGTGATATATTTAGTGAATGATTTTCCTAGTGCTCTGCCCTGAAAACCAATCAAATTCTTATCTCTGTCGTACATCGGTATGACAATACGACTCTCATCTCTAGTGATGGTGTCAAATGTTTGTTTTTGTGTATTCGTCCACTCCATGAACTTATCAGCAAAATAAAACTTATCAGGATCAATTTTGCGATTTACCAGATATTCCTTTGCAACAGGATCACTTGATGCCTTTGGGAGATTGATAGATTTTTTAAATACTGGTTTGGTAAATTCCAGTTTCGGTGCTTCAACCACAAAGTTTCTACCAGTATGTCCCTCCTTGAACTTCTCAAGAGTATATTGCTTGTGAAGTGTTGGATCTACATGCTTCACAAAGTTATTGAAAGACATGCTAGCACCACAGTTATGGCACTTGAAATTAGTGTTATTTTTGACCTGGTAGATGTATCCCCTTGTCTTGTTTTTATTCTTCTGTGAGTCCCCACAGATGGGACATCGGAAGTTGTATAGATTATCTTTTACTCTCTTAAATTTCTGGAGACGTGAAGATACTAGACCGATATACTTGGAGTCAACCAGATCCATTACAAGAGACTTTTACTATCTCTCTATTATAACTTGCTGTGGTTCTGGAGTCAACAGAAAGGGTACGATTCTACTACCGGCACCTATGACGAGTGCTGCTACTACCAAAACTCCTCCTACCTGCCATCTAAACTTGGAGAATGCTTTGATTTCTACTTGCAACCTATCAATTCTTTCGTGAATAATTTTATTATTCTTCTCTTCCGATTCTTTCAACTCATCTATCATTTTGATGATGAGATCATCAGTCTTCATACTCTGCTCAATTCTTTCATCATGCTTAGTAAGAATTTGAGCAATACGATTATTACCTTCTGATATTTTCTCTACGGCGGTTTCTAGTTTTACCATCATCTCACGAGTCAGGTCTTCGTAGATATTAAATTTAGATTCAAGAACTGCGACCTTTGAATCTTGACCGAACATTATCCGTTACCTTTCCAACGTTTTCTGGCACCAGGCATTAAACCCCTAGCAATAATTGGTGGTCTTTTTTTCTTCTTCAAATGCACAGGTGGATCTTCTCCAGGTTTAATACCTGCAATACCACCAGCACCAACACTCATAGTCGGTGCCTCTTCCTTCAAATTAAAAGAACGAATTATATTCATTATATTACTTAATCTTTTATCGTCCATCAGATTTCTTTTAGTTGTTTCAGACAATAATCATCTTCTTTCAATTCAGTAATCTCAGTTTTAGGATATTCTGATATTCTATTTAAAAATAATAAAAAACTTTTTATATATGGCCATAGTTCATGCTCTAAATTATAAAACAGTAAGGGAACTGCTGCATCATTAAAGACGTTAAACAAGACCGTCAAATGATTGAGTATGAGATGAGTTTTTAATTCCCCAGTATTCTTATACCTTTTTAGTAACCTTTTGATGTATTTGATACGCTTTAAATCGTCTTCAAAATCATCCTTAGTAACTGCTTGAGGATTATCGTAAAATTTTATAGCAAAGAGTAAGTAATTACTCTCGTTCAATTCATCAAATCTCATACTCTATTTTATATTATCAAATTAAATCTTCGGCAACACTATCAGATGTGGTGTTAATTCCACCAGCAACCAGAACTTCATGCTTAACTCTCAAACGACCATGAGTATCAATATAAGATGTAATACCAACCCATCCAGAATGCCCAACAGCATAAGCAGTTGTAGAAGCTACACTAACTTCATTTTGATCAACACCATAAAGAACTCTCTCTAATCTATCTGTTGAGAATCCACTAGTTCTAACTTCAGGTGCTGAATATGTGCTGTCTGCCATCGCATAAAGTGGTTCCTGAGAAATCTCAAATGTAGTTAATGCAGGAACTGTTGTTACACCAGCAACCATATAATCTGTAGAATAAATCTCCAGAGATGTGTCACTAGCAACAGAATTAACTACGGCAAAACCATAGGTTGCTCCAGCACCAATATTAATTACATCACCTTGACTGACAGAATCAGTAGAAAATGAAGTTCCAGCACCAGTTACAGTTTTACTAGCAAAATCTATAGAAATAGTTCCTGTACTAGTTACTAAGTCTTTATCGCCCCAAAGAGCCATGTTCCCTTACCCTATAATTTCTTTATACAGATATTTATATATTATTCAGCTTCTCTTACTTTGATAGCATTTGAAACTACTTCAAGAAGTTGATCGTCCATTTCAGTCTTAGTAAGTTTAACTGCTTTACCAAGAATAAGTAAACAAATTTCAATAAGTTTTTCTCCAAGTTCCTCGTTTTCGGGAATCTTTGATACAGCATCTGAAATAACTTTTGATGCTAATGGAAGAAGGAATGAAAGCATGATAGATACCAATTACCTATCAATATATAGGCACTTACTCTTTATTTGATACGTATCTTCCCTTTTCTTTATCCCATTTCTTTACTTCACCAGGACGAAGACGATCTCTTGCATCCTTTGCTTTGGCATAAAATTTACCAAACTTCATTCTGTTATCTGTCTTGGCAAACTTCTTCTTCTCAGCATCATACTTATCATACTTAGTCTCTTCATTCATTTTCTTAGTCTTCTTCTTCATAGAATTAATATATTTACGATAAATTGCTGCTTCCGAAGTCTTACCCATTTCCCTTGCTCTCTGCTCCATGGCAACTGCTGCCTGAATTTTATGGGCATGAGAACGACTTGATTTCTTTATCTTTGCAACACTTGCCTTTGCAGTTGATACATCCTTAAATCCAAGACCATGAATAGTTCCTTTTGGATTCTCATCAGTGTAAAGGTCTGAATGCTTTTTAGAATTAGCAGGTTGACCTTTCTTTCTAGGAATACGGGGATTTGATTCCTCCTTTACTTCTTTCTTATCGGGAAGACCTTTATGTTTAGTTGATGCAAATTTCTTTACGTCACTCTTTTTCATATCAGCAGCTGCCTTTGCAGTCTCAGGAGTAGTAGGTGCCATTTCACCTTTTTGGATAGCACGAACTATTCCGAAAAACTTTTGCTGTGCTTTAGATACGGCAGGCATCAGTCACTACTTCCCATTCTAGGTTTACCGACTGCAGCAGTCATTTTTTCAGCATCTGTTCTGGTGTCCTTTTTGAGAGCAACCTTTTTAACACTACCCATTGCCTTTTTGTTTGCTGCCTTCTTTTCTTCAGGAGACATTCTATTGTAGTCCTGAGAAATTTTCATCTGCTGATCAATAGATAATCCTTCAGTCATTTCACCTTCCATATCATAAGACATCTTGAGACCCATTGCTCTCAACTTGTTCTTGGCAAGATTAATTCTGGTTGGAATCTCTCTTGGGTCCATTTTTTCAACTTCATCCTTCATTTTTTTAGGAGGACATTCAGACTTTCCATGCACTGCACAATCTTCACCTTCTTTAGTTGTAGAACACTCAGATTCTTCACTATAATTTAAAGCAAGTTTGCCCTGCTTTTGCATTTGCATTGCCTGCCTCTGCATCATAATCTTTTTCTTCAGCATTTTATCCTTATTCATAATTTGCTGTTTTTCTTCAGGAGAAGGACCTGCTGCCTTTGCTGCAGCCATTGCTTCTTCAACTCTTTGTGTTTTTAAAGCATCAAGTTCTGCTCTAATTGACTCACCTAAAGAAGGATTGATTTTTACAGAATTTTTGCCCTTCATCACATCAATCTTCTTATCACTATCATCTTCCTTACCTGCTTCATAAATGAATTCTTCTTTTGCCATTGCTTTCTTAATGGCTTTATCTCTTGAACCCATATACTCTGCAGTGCCGGATTCAATTTTTCCGTCACCATCATAATCCTTCTTTGCTTTCTTACCACCAGCTGGTTTTGGATCACCTTTATATTCATCATCTGGTTCTTTACGACCAGTAATCTCAACGGAAGAGATATTTGGATTTGCTCTCAACTGAGCAATCTTAGAACGATCTGCTTTTCTATATGAAGTGTTACCAGTTGCCTTATCCGTTACACGAATCACAAATTTCCTTTCTTCTGCCTCAGAAAAAACTCTAGTAAGAATTTCTGATGAAGAACCCCCAAGATGTTCGGACACTGGAGTAATACCAAGATCAACTTGCTCACCAAACAACTTCTTCTTCACAATTGCTTTTACACCACCAGGTGCAGGAGAAGCATTAAGAAGTTGTCTATAAAGTTGCTGAACTTGTCCAGGACTCATATTAGACCCAGAAGTTCCTTTCATTTTTTGTCTTGCCTTATACTTAATATCAGAAGCAAGTTGCGATGCTTGCTGCTCAAGACTGGTATCTCCGGCGGCATGACCTCTACGAGGACCTTCTTCAAAAATATTTTTATCCATTGGAAGATCTTTTAATTCTTACTTTTTTCTATATTTATTTATAAATTGCTTTCCCCATTCACTCCCAGGAACCATAGTCTCAACATACTTTCTATGTGCATCAGTTCCAACTAATCTCTGATCAGCAGGAACACCTGATGGTGCATTACTATTTGTAACTGCTTCTGATACATCTTTAATCCAAGACTTGAACATTATCTTATCTTCTGTAACA